TGAAAAATTGATTGCCCAAACAGCACTCGAAGACGGGCATGGTGTTTCTATTGTGATGGAACAGGAGCCAGGCTCGAGCGGAAAAGCCCTGGTCGACCAATACGCCAGGTATGTTCTGTCTGGGTATAGCTTCAGTTCTTTGCGGTCAACGGGCGACAAAGAGACAAGAGCCAGACCGTTTGCTGCTGCCGTGGCAAATGGTAATGTTCGAGTCGTGCGAATGCCGTGGCTCACTGCGTGGCTTGATGAGTTTTCATCTTTCCCCGAAGCTGTTTCACACGACGACCAAATTGACTCCGCGGTTGGTGCCTATACGTATTTAACTGGATTGGGATTGCCCCAAAGAAGAAGGGCGACTATACTCATCTAACGCTTACCGCACCTATTATTGTAAAAGGAAAAAAAATGATAGATAAAATAAACACAATCAAACAAATGATTACTGAGCTTGATTTGGAAATCCGCGAATATGTAAAATCTGCCCCAGACGTAATGCAGGCGTGTGAATATCTTGCTGAAATAAATTTCGTAAAACGCGATTTTGCTTTTATTTATGAAACATTTTCACATGCAATGATTGAGGTTCTTGGCGAAAACGAAAGTGTTATTCTTCCGTCCGGCATTGAGATTGAAAAAAAATCAGGCTACGACAGAAAGGGGTGGGACCACAAATCTCTTGGTAATGCCGTCGCCGACAGGCTTGTTCAGATGTCCATTGATATGGACACCGGTGAGGTGATTAAAACGCCTCGCGAAATAGCGGTTGATTTGCTCACCTATTGTGCTCCATCATATTGGAGAATTAAAGAATTAAACAAAATTGGAATTAACCCGGATAGCTATTGCGACGTCGGCGAGCTGAAGACTAGCATCATCGTAAGAAAGGTTAAAGATTAAATTATTATGACTGAACTATTGGAAACACAAATTAATAAAGACCTTAACGGAATCACCCGCGCACTTTACGCACAATTTCCGGAAGAAATGGAAAAAATGATGACCGTTTCTGGTGTCAATCTTCGTTTTATTCCCGTAAGCGAAGTAATTAATCGTTTGAATAAGGTTCTTGGGATTGATTCATGGTCGTTTGAGGTTATTCGTCTTGAACGTGACACGCATGAACCAGATGAAATTATTGCGCACATAAATCTTTCCGCCGACATAGCGGGCAAGCATGTCGTTAAGCATGGTGTTGGTGGAACAAGTATTAAAAGAATTAAATCAACGGGAAAGCCGGTCGACCTCGGTAATTCTTTTAAGATGGCAGTGTCTGACGCCCTAAAAAAGGCAGCCCAACAATTGGGTGTCGGTCTGTATTTGTCTCGTTCTGCCGACGCAATCGACGCAGAAGAAGCAATGGCGCTCACGCAAGACGAGGAACTCAATGTAGAAAAAAAACAACAACCCAAAGCTGAAGTCGACGAAAAGTGGGAGTATTTTGTTGAAGTAACAAAATCTTTGACCAAAGAACAAAAAGTAGAACTAAATCAATTTTGGGAAACCACTTCTGGCGGGAAACCAAAACCCAAAAAGGAAACCGCAACGATTGAAGACCTACAATCTTTGATTACGGAAGTATTGCGAATAAAGTTTGGTGGGGTGTATATTAATGAGCCATCCGAAGAATAGGGAACTTGTTGCTCCGGAGTTTTTATCGCCCTCATCGATAGGAACATTTCGTCAGTGCCCGCTTAAATTTAAATATTCTAAAATTGATGGCCTTCCAGACCCAAGCGGACAGGAGGCAATACTTGGTAATTACGTCCATGATGTTTTAGAAAAACTGTACAAACTCTCACCAAATTTACGCACACGGGAGCAAGCAAAATTACTCGCCAGGGAGTTGTGGGATTCTCGGTGGGAGGAAAAAACGGGCAGTGTTGTCCGCGGGGAAAAAGAATTGAATAGGTTTAGGTGGGCGGCCTGGTGGTGCATTGAGCATCTGTGGGAGTTTGAAAATCCCACATCTTTTACCCCATCGAAAATGGAGTGTTTTGTGACCGGCGAAATTGGTGGTGTTAAAATGCGTGGCTATATTGATAGACTTTTGATTGGTGATAAAAACGTCACAATTAGTGACTATAAAACCGGAAAAACACCCAGAGAAATCGATTTACCAGAGAAATTCTTTCAACTTATTGCCTATTCCCAGCTTTTGTCGCACCTTGGCATTGAATTTGATGAGATTGATGTTGAGTTGTTATACCTCAGGGACCCAGTTAGATTTAAACGTCGGGTCACGCAAGAAGACCTCAATGCCACCATCGAAACAATACAAGAAACAAAAAGGAATATAGATGAAAGTTGCAAGTCGGGAAATTTTCCACACAAAAAATCAGTTTTATGCGGGTGGTGCTCGTTCAAGAAAATTTGTCCAGCCTGGGGAAATAATGAGCGACAAATTAACTGATGATGAATTTGCCCGGATGGTTGCCGAAGAGGTAAAAAATAAGCTATCCCCAATTCAAAAACAAACACTTCTCCGCGAGGAGAATTGGCCAAGATGGCGAGAGGCTTTGATTGCTCTTTCTGAAAATCTTCAGCGGCAAATTGAAAATATTGAAGCAGATGCGGAATCCGATAATCAGCGTTTTTTGTCAATGGGTAGAGAGGGTTCCGCCCTGTCTCGTGAAGCCGGAACCTATTACGACGCAAAAGCAACACGCGTTCGTAGATTTAAATTTCATGTAGATAAAAAACTGGATGAAATTTTGGTAATGATTGAAACCGGTACCGAGATGAAAACTGACGGTTGGGATAAAGTGGAGTTTTATCGTCGGGCAATTGCCAAACACAAAACCTTAATGAAGAATTTTAATTTAGAGGATACGGCAATTGATAGGTCTTTATGGGCATCCCTGAATGGTGAGTGGCTTTTTGACTCTATTCAGGACAGCAATCTTTAGTGTACAATTTTGCCTTTCACCAGAGGCAAAATTATGTTGTCCAGAAAAAAACAATCCAAACAAAAAAAACGGTTAAAACAAAAAACTCTGCTAGCAAAGAGGAGTAAAAAAACAGAAGAACTTTACATAGAACGCAGAAAACTTGTAAAAAAAGTTCTTGGTGAGCGTCCGCTTTGTGAGGCGTGTAAAATTTTTGCCAAACACGACGGTAAGGTAACCTATAATCATCATTTAAGCAAGGACCTTCACGAGATAATTCGCCGCTCGCAAGGTGGTTCCATACTTGATGAATCAAACATTCTTGCCGTATGTCGTCCGTGCCATGTTCGAATTACGGCAAATCCGGAACTTGCATTTAGTCTTGGTCTTGCAAAACATGGTTGGGAAACTTAATATTTAGTTTGAAAATTAACATTTTCATTATTTATTTTATAAATACACTCGTTATTACTTAGGACCGTTATGGGTTCAAGGGCAGGGTGGGAAAATTAACCGCCCTGCTTTTGGGCGTGCGCCTATGAATGTAGTGTCTTTTTGTGAGATTCTTGGGCCTTGATTTATCTTTGACGTCAACCGGATATTCCAGTAACAACGACTGTGATGTTATTTCTGTTGGCTCGACTGGCGTAAAACGACTTATTGAAATATCCGAGTCAATAGGAAATTTAATTGTTGAATTTAAAATAGACGCAGTCTTGATTGAGGGCTATGCTTTTTCGTCGCGAAACTCTCAAGCCCATTCAATAGGGGAGCTTGGCGGGGTCGTAAGGGTGATGCTTCACAGAATGGATACCCCCTACATAGAGATACCGCCTACATGTCGGGCAAAATTTGCAACAGGGAGGGGCAATGCTTCGAAAAATGAAGTAATTTCTTTTGTTTCCGCAAAAACAGGTTTGATTTGGAAAAATCCGGGGGCGGACGATAAATGCGACGCGTGGATTCTGGAAGAAATGGCTCTTACTAAAATCGGTAAACAAAGATTTGATTGGCCAAAAACCAGTCTGGAAGTTTTAGCTAAAGTAGATTGGTCACTGTTGGAATTAATTGAAAAGGACAAAAAATGAGAAGCACGCCAATAAGCCAAGTCGAAGTAGAGCAAGAGCTTCTTAGGCTTATGGACAAATTAGAACACGAAACAGAACAATTCGAAACCGTAGCTATGGATTGTTCCAAAAAGGAATCTCTTTATAAAAGCAACTGGGCAAAAGAATACCTATCGGCGAAGGGCTCAATAAAGGAACGAGAAGCTTGGGCTGATTACAAAATGGACCAGCAGAACTTTGAGTTTAAGTGCGCAGAAGCTTTGGTTAAATCAAAACGCGAAGTTCTTCTTTCGCTTCGAACATCAATAGACGCACTTAGGACATTAAACGCCAACGTAAGAACACAGGTGTAAAAATGAATAATATTCACGAATCGCTTAGGCCGCTAGCGATTGAAATATCCCTGTTAAAGCGGCTTGATAAAAATCCAAGAAAAGGAAATATTAAAGCGATTATCGCGTCATATGAAGAATTTGGACAAATAAAACCAATAGTCGCAAGACCAAACGGTGATGGGACATTCACTGTTGTCGCGGGGAATCATCAGCTTGAAGCCGCGATAGAGCTTGGATGGGACAAAATTGCAACAGTACAATACGACGTCGACAACGAGAGAGCAATAGCTTTTGCCATTGCAGACAATAGAACAATGGAGCTCGGCTATACCGAACCCGAGATTTTGCATGAATTAATTCTTGAGGTTGGAGATTATTATCCCGAACTTCTTGACAGCCTAGGGTGGGATGAATTTGAAATTGCCGAAATAGAGCAAGCATCAGTTAGATACGAAAATGAAACAATTCATTCTGGCTCCTACGTTCCTCCGGTGATTATTAGACAATCAGAAAGCCAAGATAACGACGCGGAGCAAGAAGATGAATCCGGGGATGATGGTTCGGGTGAACCAATTTTCGATTCAAACTCTGTATCGATAAATAGAACAAGAGATGGGCAAAATGAAATTAAATTAAATTCGAGTTTTGACCATTCCGATGCGGCGATTCGTGGTTCGACTACCGCAATGAAATCATCTGCTCCGAACGCAGCAATAACCGTTCAGATAACTTTTGAAACAACAGAGCAACAAGCATCTTGGTATGAGTTCATAAAATCACTTAAAATTGATGCAAACTATTCCGGTGCAACGATTGCAGAAAAATTAATTTCATTCATCAAAACACATTCGTCGTGACAAGGCAGCGCTTATTTCTTGATATGAGCTGCGTTGAGGCGGCACGAAAAAGAATTAGACACGTATACGATATTTTCGATACTGTTTGCGTTCAGTTTTCTGGCGGTAAAGATTCGACTGCTGTTTTATATCTTGCTAAAGAAATTCATGAAGAGCGTGGACTCGGTCCTGTAAAAGTTATTTTTCGAGACGAAGAGATGGTTAGCCCCCTAGTCATTGAATATGTAGAAAAAGTCAGAAATTATGACTGGGTTGACATGGAATGGTATTGCCTTCCGTATCCCGCGGAAATCTGGGTTCTTGGGCGAAGAATTACTACTCTTCTTTGGAGTTACGACAGAATGGTTCAGGATAGATGGGTTCGGCCGATGCCAAAATGGGCAATCAACGCAGACGATTTTGGTTTGAATCACGCTGTTTCACTTCCAGACCAAACCGATTACTACACGATGCAGGGGAAAAAGGGCAATGTTGCGTTTCTTACTGGTGTTAGGGCGAGCGAATCAATGGTTAGATATAGGTCGCTTGTGCAAAAATTACACGAAAACTATATAGTGACGCCATATCAATTGAAGCGCGGGATACCGCTGAAATTCGCAAAAATAATATATGACTGGAACACAAATGATGTTTTTAAATACATCATTGAAGAACACAATGCTGAATATTGTAAATACTACGACCTTGCCTCCCTGACCGGAAGTAATACGCGTGTTGGAATTCCGCTTCACGCAACTGCAATAAGAAGGATTGGCGACGTAATAGCGACTGAACCAGAATTTTATGACAGATTGTTTGAGTGTTTTCCCTACATTGACGCTCAGAGAAATTTGTGGCCTGATTTTGATATGGAAAAATTAATTTTAAATTATACAAAAATGGGTTTTGATGGGGCATCGGAATTAATAGACAAGTATTTGATTGGCGATAGAAGAAAAAGAGAAGCAAAAGTTTTTGTTTCAAAATTTAGAAAAAAACACATTTCCGACCCGCGCGGTTATCCGCTAAGTTTGCTTATGCGAAATCTTTTACTGAATGAAATTGATGTCAATTCCCCGACTCCGGTTGGACCAAAAACTAGGGCGTATACAGTAAGAACGATAGAGGAAGGCGAAATAGCCAAATGATTCAAATAGAGGAAATTCCATTTTCTAAATTAGTTGTTCCGTCTTGGAAGGTTACGTATACGCTTAGACCGGAGTTGCTTTTAATTGCTGGGTCTTTAATAGAATTTGGCTTCATACAGCCAATACATGTCAGAAAATCGACAGGCGAAATTATTGACGGTTCGGAGCGTTTTTTATTGGCTCAATCAATCGACGAAATCGCCAAACGTTGCAATTTTAAAATTCCAGCCGTGATGCATGACCTTGACTTGATTGATTCAATGATGTTACACATACGACTTAACAGGGGTCATTCAAATATTGTTATAGAAAAACTCTCCAAATCGGTCAAGAGAATATATGATTCAGGTAATTACTCAATTTCTAATTTGAAAATGTATTTATCGATGGGGAACGAAGAGCTTGCAGTGCTTGTGGACGGGGACCTAATAAAGCAACGAAAAATAAAGGAACATAATTATTCAAAGGCATGGGTTCCAATAGAGGCTCCAGCAAATTCACCCAATTCGAAGGCTATGGAATTTGAATCCCCACCAAATGCCGATAGGTAAATTGCGTTTTCTGGTATTATCTAATCAATAGCATGGCTATGTAAAGATTTAATTTACTGGAGTAAATATGCCCCAAGTACGCTACGGCCCAGACATCACCGACGACGCCGCGCAAATGTTAAATGATATTTTGCAATTTAAAGACATGTCGAAAAGGGGCGGCAAAGTAGACAGAAATGTTCGAAGACGTTATAGGCGCGCAACAAAAATGGCAAAACAGCTTTTTGGTTTGAGTGATGCCGACATACAAAAAGGAAGATACAAGGACCTTAGGCAAATGGCCAGATATGGCATTGATGCACGGGGTGCTGGTGCACGCATACCCGGAAGAAGGGGAACTTATAAAAGCGCAAAGTTCGCCAGGAATAAAAGAACTGGTGCAATAATGAGACGCTCCCACATGAACGAATTTGAACGTAGAAGCAAAGCCGCTGGTGATAAAAAAATAAAAGGTAGAACCGTCCTTTCTAAAAGGGATGGCCTTGGAAGAAGCGCGCTGGCTCGGCAGACGCGAACGGTTGGTGGGCAAACGCTGCTAGGAAGAACCAATCCAAGGGGTTTGCAAGCCGTAATGAAAAGGTTTGATAGAAGAATGGCTAGACAAAACAAAAAGGGCGGTATTCTTAGCGACAGGGGAACAAAAAGAACAAAGATACGAAAACAGCTTACTGGCGGAAGACAGGATATTGACATGCTCAATATCAGCAAAAGAGGCACATATGGACGCCGGGGGGTTTCGGGCTCTACGGGTATTCGCGGAAGACGGGTTACTAAACCCCGGTCTGCCGTAAGAGCCAAAAGCGCAAATAGAGCCAGAAAGCAATCTATAAAAAGAGCTGGTAAAAGAAAAGTTCGAAGGACAATTCGAAGGACAAAAAGAAGATAGATATTTTCTATTCAAAAATATCTGAAAAATCTCCCCAATCGATGTCCGCCGGAGTGCTAGTTACGTCTTCTTCGTCTACGTCTTCGAGGTATATGTTATCTTCTCCCCCCATATTGTTGTCGATAAAAAATTTCTTTACGCTTTCGGTTGGTTTTAATTCCGCAACAATTCTTCCATCATCCATTTCGCCCACAACTCGCAGCCCGAGAACGGCCGCAGTCAGGACGCCGTTGTCCCAATTATCTAAAATTAATTCATCAACATCAGTCTCTTGGAAATCCTCACCTTCCTCTACGCTAAAATAAAAAAACACAGAAGCTATGTGATTTATTAATTTTGCTTGCAGTTGGCGTTGACGCAATTTATCGATTGTTACTACGTTTTTTGGTGTTTTTGTCATATTGTTGACACTACTACAGACTGAAAAGGCAGAACGGTATCTCGTTTATTGGCGAATTGTGATTAATGTTAAAATTTAAAGTGTCGAATAAATACCTGATATTTATTGACACACGGAGACCAAATGATTGTTTCTTTAAATCAACTAAAGATATACATGGATATCTCGCTGACACTCAGACAGGAGGATGCTGCCACGCTGATACTTGCTGGCTTGCAGAGCGAACTAGAGACGTTTTTGAATCGACCCATAGAAGTTATGGAATTCACGGAAGAACACCGTCTTGATGCGGCACATTCTGGCGTTCCAATGGGGACGTTTTTGACATCGGCAGACAACAAATACAACACGGGTTTCCAGGAAAGCAACGTTCATGATTTAACAACCTGGTCATCTCCGCCACCCGCAATATATTTTAAAAATACACCGATTGTTTCGATAAGCGAAGTTAAGGTTAAGCCACTTTTTGGCAGCGAAAAAGAACTGGTTGTCGAAAAAGATTATATTCCAAGACCCTACGGAATAGATTATTACTACGGATATGCAGACGACTTAATTACCGTTGAGTATGAAGCGGGATTAGACGGAGCAACAATTCCCGTAATGCGTTTGATGATTCTTCGAGCAGCAACCAGAGAAATGCAAAATATGCATGATGATGTTGTTGGTGTAAAAGATTTAAATCCACGGGGTGTGGCACCCGTTGAGACTGGATTTCTTGATTCTGAGCTTGCTGCGTTGAGAAAATATAAAAGAGTCAGGATTTAGCGTGGGGAAAAATTATTCAATTGACATAGTTGTCACAAAAGTCGAAATTAATGACGCCCAAGCAAGATTAAAAGACATGAAAGATAGAACGAGAAATGTACGTCCTGTTTTAAAAAGGGCACAAGAAAGACTTGAGCGCGCATGGGGGGAAAACTTCACCACCCTTGGACTGCTTTCCGCAAAAGCAATGTTAAAGGGCGGATGGGCTCCGTTGTCTCCCGCATATTACGCATGGAAAAAAATAAGATTTCCAATGACGGCAGAACAAATTCTTGTTCAAACGGGTCAACTTTATACCTCCGTCGTTAATGCATCATCAAATCCCGGAAGCGATATTCGGGACCAGAGTATGGAATTGGTTGTTCCCGGAAGAATAGCTAGATGGCATCAGTTCGGGACACGAAACATGCCGGCGCGTCCAATTGTTTTTGTTCCACGAGATTTTGACAGGCAAATAGAACAAGACCTTGCCAAATACGTAGTTGAGGGCAGCAGGGTGACATGACAGATTTTGATGAATATTTAATGAATGGAACCCATTTTGCAAAGAGTTTTGTCAATTCGTACCTCGAGCAGGATATGCCAATACGTCTAATTAGGTACAGAAACGGGTGGAATCTTAATGAAAGTAACCTTCCCAATCCGGCGCAATATATTGGATATGAACCATTGGCCATAGATAAATGGCCGTCGATAATCACTGTGGTTTTGTCGACCTCCCAATTAAGCAGAATTAGTTTTGAATTCCAGCACCCCCTATATCGGGTTTCCTACAGTATGAGAACATACTGCTGGGTCAGGACGGAGGGAATAGAGGAATGCCCATTAATGCGTGACAGGTTAACAACGGTTATTCGTTCAGCCATGCTGGATTATCCCTGCCTAAAAGCCTATGACACAAGGTCAAATTTCCGTGTAATTATTGACGAATCATCAATTAGGGAAGAATTTTCGGACACCACATTGTTAAAAGGTGACAGATTTATGTCTGGGTCGTTTATTGGGTACACCCTAGAAATGGACGAAGTTGTAACGAGAACAAATCTAGGCGAAGTTGAAGAAATACAGGTCCAAGCAAAACATGCTGGAACGACTCAAGAAATGCCATCACTTGACAATGCTTCTGGCGTTTCCGCAAGTGTCACAATACCAAGGCCATAATTTGATTTTAAAAATAAAGCAAATTGATAGTTGCACAAAATAATCACCTATTTATTCTACAATTGAAATCAACATAAGGGATTCCAACCCCGAAAAACAAATTAGGAAGGTCCTATGCCTGGTGTAGTTATATCAACTTCAGTTAGAACTGGCCCATCGACAGCAACGGTTCGTGAATCATCGCAATTGTTCGTCGTGGGCAAAGCCCTGCGTGGCCCAAGTAACAAAGCCGTTTTGGTTGAAAGTCTTGCCGAATTCGAAGATGTATTCGGTGGATATCGAGCGGACTCGTATCTACATCCTACGATTGAAACCTTTTTTGAAGAGGGTGGAACGCGCGTTCATGCTGTCCGGGTAGTTGGCGCCAATGCAACATTGGGCGGGATTGCTCTTAATAATTCGGGCTCGGCGGTAATGACACTGACGGCCAATGGTGCTGGTAGCTGGTCGCAGGATGTTGATGTTCAGGTCGTCAATACCGGCTCAGCTTTTAGAGTTCTTTTGTTCTTCGAAGATGAATTTGTTTATACAACCGGAACGGTAACAAGTTCGTCTCAGGCGGTTGGCAGAATTAATTCAAGCACGATTGCATCGCGCTACGTATCTGCGGCCGTCAATAACGCAGACCTACTCCCGAGCACGTTGGCAGTTACGGCCCTTTCTGCCGGAGCGGCAAACGATGCTTCTATTACTGACGCGCAGTACAACACCGGCCTGGGGCTGCTCAATGACGCTCTGGGCGTCGGTGCAGTTGCTTGTCCGGAATCACAGTCGGACACTATGAATGGAAACCTGGTAGAGCATGCAAATGAGTACAACAGGGTTGCTCTTCTCGCTGGGCCAGAATCACAAACAATTGCTCAGGCCAAGACTGCGGCACTAACCGTGCAGGCATTGGAACACTCAGAGCATGCTGCTTACTTCTATCCATGGATAGAGGTCCCAACATCAATCTCTGGAATTACACGAATGATTCCACCGATTGGGTATGTTGCCGCAAAGAGAGCCCTTGCTCATAATCAAAGTGGAGCTCATGTTCCGGCTGCTGGTTTGCTTTCATCGTCACGTTTTGTGAGTGGTGTCAAATTTGATATTAACAAAATTAGCGGTGACGAACTTGATGAGGGTTTTGTTAATGCAATCAGAGTCATTCAGAACACTGTAAGAATTTACGGTGCCCGTTCGTGCTCGGTTGATACAGATAATTTCAAATACATCACACAGCAAGATGTTGTAAACACTGTTGTTTCTGAAGCCTACCGCTCGCTGGAAGATTTGGTATTCAGCGCAATCGACGGAAGAAACACAATTTTTTCAAATATTTCGGCGCGACTTGTGGCGATTCTCGCCTCAATGAGAGACACTGGTGCTCTTTATCCAGCGTACGACGCAAATGGAAGATTGCTTGACCCAGGTTTCACCGTAAAGTGCGACTCAACAATCAATCCGGCCTCTCAGCTGAACGATGGTTTGGTTAAGGCCAGGGTTGGTTTGAGGGTCAGCAGCATCGGTGACCAAATCCAAATCGACATTGTCAAGTCGAACCTAACCACTTCAGTGGTGTAACGGAGGAATAAAACATGGCAAAAATAGCGCAAAGACAAGTACTGGCAGAAATTGCCCCAACGGGGTTTGGTGCTGAAACCAAGCAACAAATCAACGTTCAGGCAAACCTCCCCAAGTGGACCCTGTTCAGATTTGCTCAAGTGTCTGGTGGCGAAATTACCGCATCGGTAGAAAAAATTTACGAAGGCGGCAAATCTCGTCCAACGGTTTTGTGTGCTCCATCGGAAATTGGGGACATCACCCTCACGGCCCACTATGACGATGACATGAATCCGTCAGAAACGGCTGCTGGTATTGGTAGAAAACTTAAGGATTTAAGAAAGTATGTTGGTGTCGCTTATTACAATATTACGGTATCTGTTTACGATTGCGACATCAAAGACCCAACAAACGACAGAATTTACTACAATGCTTTGCTTGTTGGCATGACGGAACCAGAAGGTGATTCATCGTCTGGTGCCCCAGCAACATTTGCCTTAACGTTTGCAATCTCCGACGTGGAAAGCCCTACTGCCAGCTAAACCTAGTTGCAATAAAACAATATTTCGTGTGATAGGTTTCGTTCTATGAGCGACACACTTTACACATCGGATAATTCCGAACCATCAAAGAAAAAGCAAACACCCGTGAAGGACGGCGCTTTGCCGCAGTTCAAGGAAGAGACACAACTTGACCGGCTTCGTACGGTTATCAGAAAAAAGGTTGAGCGTCAACCTGTTCTGATTCCGGTTCCTGAGCGTCATGGCGTAAGCGTTAAGGTCAGTCCGAACATAACGCAAACCCAAATGAAAAACTGGCGCAAAAATGCGGGTGAGGATTCCAGAAATGGTCTCGACGCCACAAAGTTTGCATGTCTTGTAATTGGGCATACAACCACGGGAATTTATATTGACGACGAGGAAGTTTTGGATTCGGAAGGCAATTATTTAAATTTTGCTCATCCAATGATTTTGGAAATGACTGAAACGACGCGCCCAGTACCAGATGCAGTTCGCGCATTGTTTGGCGTTGACCCACACGTCGAATCTGCTGCTCTTGCGATTCTTGATGCGGCTGGATATTCAGATACAGTAACAGCAGTGGACCCTACGAAGGAGTCTACGACGAATTAGTCAAAGACTCCCGAATATCGTCGGCCGCTCGCCTTGGTGAGCTGTTTGGCCAAAATCCACTTTCTCTGCTAGATGTTGACGATGATGCCTGGTTGATTTTACTTGCTTGTGCTAAAGTTATAGGTAACGACCGCGAAGAGCAAGAGCGTAAGTCGAAGACTCAGTAGCGTGCCAGCTACATAGCTCGGCGCTTTTACACTCACGTGACCAAAAATCACTCGGAGAGGTAATGGCCGACGAAAAAGTAAATATAGTTGTCAAGGTTATAACCAAGACTAAACAGCTTGATGCGCTGTTAGCAAAAATCAAACTCGTTGAAGCATTAGAAGACAGGTTGTCTTCCGCCAAGAATGTTCAAAAATATGCCCAAGGAGCTGGCGCGGCACTCAGTCGGGCAACTTTAAAATGGAAAAAACACTTCGACTTCGTTGATAGTGGCATACGAATGTTTGGGAAAACGCTTACTAAATTTTTGAAATTCGCCATAAAAGGTGTTTTGATAGAAATGGGCCTTCTTTCTGTGGCAATGGTTGGCTGGCATGCCTTGGTAAAAGGCGGTCAATATATAGTTAAGGCTTACCACGGGGTGTTGCAATTACTTGCTGGTGGTGCTGCGGCTGCGACTATCGCAATAGCTACTGTTTCTGCTGCGATTCGAGAACAGCAAGCTGCCATGTACGCCTACAGGGGCAAAGGGGCTCGCCAATTCGGTAGTGGCATGAATCAAACAGCTATGGCGATGAGAAACCTGCAAATGAACGCAGAGCTAGCTTCTCTTGGTGTTGAGGCTTTGAATGGCGCATATGCGTCAATGTCTAAAACAATGAAAGTAACTCAGATAAATAGAAGTGGTGCATCTATAAAAGCTCTTATGGATTTTGGTGCTGCTGGACAAGACCCCAAAAAAACAATAGCTCAAGTTGGCACAATCGTTGCTGTTCTTAATGATGAAAAAAAGAGTCTTTCCAATGTTATTTCTGAGGCTAAAAAACTTGGCCCAGAGATGGAAAAGGCCCTAAAGGGAACAAAAATAAAAACAAAAAAGCAATTCAAGGAATTGCTTATGTCTGGAGAACTTGCGAAAAAGGGTGGAGTTCTCGGTCAGTTTGATGCAGTAAATGAAACGCTCATAGGTCAACTCACAAAATATTTCACGCTTCTAAGGGGAAAATTTGCTGATTTTGGAGAACAATTTC